AAGTTCCTGCGTTTGCTGCTGACGGCGTAGGTAAAATGAAGAAGGGCGGCAAGGTAGGCAAAGGCGAGCACCGCATGCCCGACGGTCGCATTATGAAAGATTCCGCCCACAAGAAACCCAAAAAGTAAGATGAGGGGCAGCCCGTGAACTACAGCGAACTGACGACAAATATAGAAGACATCTGCGAGCAGACGTTCACGGCACCCCAGCTCGCCATGTTTACGCAGCAAGCCGAGCAAAAAATCTACACCACTGTGGACTTGCCTGCGTTTCGTAAGAACCAAACCGGCTCGCTAACTTCTGGTAACAAATACCTGACGATGCCGACGGGCATGCTGTACGTTTACTCTTTGGCCGTCATTGACGCGTCGAACAACTATTCGTACTTGATTAACAAAGACGTAAACTTTATCCGTGAGGCGTACCCCAACCCGACAGACGCGGGGCAACCCAAGTACTACGCGGTGTTTGACCAAGACACGTTCATCCTCGGGCCAACCCCCAACTCCAACTACAGCTCCGAGATTCACTTCTCGTACTACCCTGAGTCTATTGTTACGGCAGGTACCACTTGGCTTGGCGAGGAGTTTGACTCGGCCCTGCTTAATGGCGCGCTGGTTGAAGCGGTACGGTTCCAGAAGGGAGAAGCTGATATGGTGGCGCTCTATGAGAAGCTGTACGTACAGGCTCTCACGCTGCTTATTCAAGTGGGTGATGGTAAACTGCGCGGAGACGCGTACCGCGACGGTCAGGTGAAGAGGAAGGTGGGTAATGCTTAGCGCAAATGGGGTTTTAAATTTAGGCTCCATAACGGTGAGTTCTGTTTCTGGCAGGGGTTTTACCCCGGAAGAACTAGCGGAGCAGGCGCTGGCAAGAATAATTTATGCTGGTGGCAAATGCCACCCGGCTATTAGCGATCAGGTGGACGCCTTTAAGGGTGAGATTCGCACAGTTCTTGTCCACTACATGAAGCAGGCGATTAGCTCAAACCACACGACGCTAGCAAATAAATTCCGTGCCGCAGGGCATCAGGACCTTGTAAAATTATTGGAGAGTTAACATGCCTATTAGCATAACAACCGCAATGCCCACCAGCTTTAAGGTAGAGCTGTTTCAGGCAGTACACAACTTCACTGCGTCTACGGGTAACACCTTCAAGGTCGCGCTGCTAAAAGCCACTGCATCAGGGTCTGGCACTTTTGGGGCGGCCACCACCAGCTACACCAACCTGTCTACGGATGAACTTGGCTCCGGCAGCGGGTACACAACGGGCGGCAATACCCTGACTTCAATCACCCCTGTCGCGTCTTCCACAACAGCGGTGTGTGATTTTGCCGATACTACGTGGACTGCCGCATCGTTCACAACCTGCGGGGCGCTGATTTACAACGATACCGCAACAGGCGACCCCGCGTGCGCCGTCCTCAGTTTTGGCGGAGATCAGACAGTCTCTAGCGGAGATTTTCAGATTCAGTTCCCAGCGGCAGTCGCTGCCACGGCCATTATTCGCATCGCGTGAGCGTGAGGTGGCGCAATGCTTAGTTATGTCGGCGGATTTACACAAGGCTACTCGGGGACCGCGTCTAACATAGTCGTGCCCCTGACAACGCTCACTGGCGGCACGGATTCTGCGCCCTCAGCCGATGACATCGTGGTTGTGTGTTTTTCTATCGGTACTACCGCTACCCGGGCGTTAGTAATCGCAGGGTACACAATAATAGCTACGGGGTACGCCAACGACACGTTTGACACGGAGCTGCGTGCCGGATACAAGCTCATGGGGGTGACCCCCGACACGACGGTGACGCTAACCGGCGGTACGATAAGTACTGCTGCCGCAGGGGTGGTTGAGGTCCATGTTTGGCGCGGCGTTGATTTGGTCACCCCCATAGACGTTACCACGGTAACAACGACCGGAACTAACAGCGCTATACCCACCCCACCCCCGATAACGCCCATAACGCCGGGGGCTATTATTCTGGCGGGTGCTGGCAACGCGCACAATCGAGGCTCGGGGACCTTTACCGCTAGTTACCTGTCAAACTTTCTTACCGTAGTTCAGAGCGACACCAACGACGCAACAGGGGGTCTGGGTAGTGTCGCGTGGGCTTCAGGCACGTACACACCCGCAACGTGGACATGGAGCGCAGCCAATAGCACAAGTTATTCTCGGGTCGCGTTCACCACTGCACTAAGGCCAGCGGTACCCGGGGTTCTCGCTGTAGGTTCTGAGGGCCAAGGAGCAGTCGGGACTGTCTCCATAGTAGTCAGTGATCTGGTACAGGTGGTGGGCGTATCGGGAACGGCGGCAGTGGGCACAGTTCGTATCGCTGGATGGACGACTATATCTGACGCACAAACCCCCAACTGGAATAACGTGACCGATACGCAAACTCCCAATTGGATTAATATAGCAACTACGTAAAGCCCTCGGGGCCGCAGCAGACATAGCAGTTTGAGGATAAATCATGGCAACGTACGTAAATGACCTACGCCTGAAAGAGATCACCACAGGGGACGAAGACGGCACTTGGGGCACCAGCACCAATACCAACCTGTCTCTGATTGCTGACGCCTTCAGCCTCGGCACCAAGCAGATGGCGGCGAACGCCAACGAGACGTTCACGATGCCTGACGCTACGGCGGACGGCACCCGCTCCCTCTACCTGAAGATCACCTCTGCTGTCGCGCTGACCGCCACCCGCACCGTGACCCTTGGGCCTAACACTGTGTCCAAGGTCTGGATCATCGAGAACGCCACCACCGGCAGCCAAAGCATCATTATTGCGCAGGGTTCAGGCGCTACGGTGACCGTTGCTACCGGCGCTACGGTGATGGTGGTTACAGATGGTGCGGGCGCAGGTGCGGCGGTAATAAAAGCAAGCCTAACCGCTGCGACAATCAACCTTGCCAGCGATGTCACGGGTACGCTGCCTGTTGCCAACGGCGGTACCGGCATAACGTCTTTTGGCAGTGGCGTGGCTACGTTCCTTGGCACACCTTCGAGCGCTAATCTTGCGGCTGCGGTAACTGATGAGACTGGCTCAGGCGCGCTGGTGTTTGCCACCAGCCCCACGCTCGTAACCCCATTGCTGGGCACCCCAACAAGCGGAGTATTGACTAACGCCACTGGCCTACCTATTTCAACAGGTGTTTCCGGCCTTGCCGCGGGCGTAGCTACGTTCCTAGCTACGCCTTCAAGTGCCAATCTTGCCTCAGCCGTTACAGACGAGACTGGCACGGGTTCTCTGGTATTTGCCACAAGCCCCACTCTCGTTACCCCTGTGCTTGGTACGCCCACCTCTGGCAACCTGTCTACTTGTACGGCGGATGGGACTGACGCAGTTGGCTTTAGAAATATACCGCAAAACTCACAAAGCGCGGCGTACACGCTCGTACTGGCAGATGCTGGAAAACACATACTGCACCCTTCAACCGACGCCAATGCCCGCACCTTTACTATCCCTGCAAACGCTTCTGTGGCTTACCCGCTGGGCACAGCGATTACGTTTATCAACATGACAAGCCAAGTAGTCACAATTGCCATCACAACAGACACAATGTATTTAAGTTCTGCCGGTACAACTGGCTCCCGCAGTTTGGCTCAATATGGTTCGGCTACAGCAATTAAGCTGACTTCAACGACATGGTTGATTTCAGGGAGTGGACTCACATGAGTGGGGCTCAGCAAAGTATGCTTATGAATCAACGGTCGTTTGGGCCGCCTGTGGTAACAGAAGCTATAGCTATAGCTCACGATACAACACCCTTTGTTTCCGCCTATCCTTGGTCTGGTTCAGGGTTTGGCACTAAATACGCTAACCCCGCTACGCTTCCTGCAGGGACTGGCGATGGCGTGGCCTTTAATTCTGCTGGTGATGCTATAGCTTTATCTCATGGTGGGTCGCCCTATATTTTAGTCTATCCGTGGTCTGGTTCAGGGTTTGGCACTAAATACGCCGATCCAGCCACGCTTCCTACAGGGTCTGGCGGCGTGGCCTTTACTCCTGCTGGTGATGCTATAGCTACAACCAGCTCTTTCTCCCCCTATGTTACAGCCTACCCTTGGTCGGGTTCAGGGTTTGGCACTAAATACGCCGATCCAGCCACGCTTCCTACAGGAACTTGCAATGGCGTGGCTTTTACTCCAGCAGGGGACGCTATAGCTATAGCCATCGGTTTTTCGCCCTATATTTCAGCCTACCCTTGGTCGGGCTCAGGGTTTGGCACTAAATACGCTAACCCCGCTACGCTTCCTACAGGC